AACCTCGGGCTCGCTCCCCTGACCCTTGGCGTCAAGCTGTCGCCGACCTCCGCCGCGATTCCGGCTGGCACGGACCCCTATGTCAAGTGGCTTGTTGAAACGGCGATGAAGTTCAGCCCGGATGCTCCCGGGAAGTTCATCAGCCAGGCGTTTGCTGCGGCATACGCCCGAGGCCGTAGCGGCGCTTGGATTGGCCCGTTCAGCCAGGACGTGCGAGACGACCTGAACAAGCGGAACAAGCTTGACGCGCGTCTCCGTGGCTTCTACGCCGGAGAGGCCATTGGGTTCATCCGCAACCCGTCGCTGTCCGATACGCTTCGCCGCCTGAACGTGGTTGCGCTCGACAAGCCCGCGTTCTACTTCGCGTGGCTCAGCGCCACCGACGTTGCCAAGGCCGAGGCTGCTAAGGCCGCGCTCAAGGCCGTGGAAAAGCAGCGTGCAGACGGGGCCGCCGCGCTCGCGAGGTTCGCGGCCTTGGACGCCGAGTTGAGCCGAAAGAAGAAGGAGGCCGCTGCCGCTGCCGCTGCCGCCGAAAAGAAGGCCGCCGAGGCTGCTTCTGCCAAGACCGCAGCCGAAGCTGCCGCCAAGTTGGCGGAAGCCAAGCGGCTTGCCGAGGAGGCCGCCAAGAAGGCCGCTGAGGTTCAGCAGGTCGACGCCAAGACCCAGCAGGCCGAGAAGGTCGCCTCCGACGCTTCCGCCGACGTCAAGCAGGCCGAGCAGAAGGCCAACGCGGTCGACGTCGAATCGAAGAAGGTGGCAGATCCGCGGGCGGACCTTGACGCCTTCAACTCCGGCGGCGAGTCCGTCGATCAGGTTGTCGATGTCGCCGCAGAGGTCGTTGCGACCTCGGAGGCCCCTCCCGCTGCTCCCCCCGGAACCGCCGAGGCGCCCCCGGCTGCTGTTGTCGCGCCAGCGCCTGCTCCGGCCGCATCCGGCGGCATCACCACGACCCACATCGCAATCGGCGTGGGCGTGCTCGCTGCTGGTACTGCTGGCTACTTCTTTTGGAAGAAGCAGCAGGCCAAGAAGATCGCAGCCAACCGTCGCCGCCGAGCAAAGCGCCGCAGCAGCCGCTGAGGCGCAAGTTTACTTCACAATCATCTCATTCATGATACAGTCGCTCAGCGCTGTATCTTCGGAGGACTCAAAATGGACAACGGCATTTTCCAGGGCGGACTATTCCAGGGCATGGGCGACGAGGGTCAGCCCGATCACGCGTTCAAGCGGACGGCCGATTCGGGCCTGTTCCACGCGCACATCTTCTCGGGCATGCAGGCTCTCGGGCAGGCGAAGTCGACCACGGCTGACAAGTCGGGCGCCGACCCAATGCTCGACAACAAGTCCGCGAGCTACACCGGTATGCAAGTTGCGCCCACGGTCGCGCCTGGCGCGCCGGCCCTCGCCCCGGCTCCCGAGCCCGAGGACAACACGATGCTGTACGTCGGCATCGGAGCGGCGTCGCTCGTGGCGCTCGGCCTCATCGGCTACCTCGCGTTCGGCAGCAAGCCGGCGCCCCGCGCTGTCGCGGCCAATCGCCGCCGCCGCGCTCGCCGGGCCCGTCGCACGCGCCGCTGAATAGTCAGGCGCGTCGCACGTGACACCCACTTAGGGTAGAGTGCTCGCATGTTTGGAACCGACTGGGACATCGAAGACGAAGCGCTTGATGGTCTTGAGCAGGGGGCACGCTCCCCTGCTCTCCGCGTTGGGGCGTCCGAAGGGCGCTACCCTATGGCGGTTGCTGGAGCGCCCGTTCAACAAGCCCCGGTCCTTCCAATCTACCCGCTGCCGGCTGGCATCGGTCAGGCTGCGCCTCCGCCCCCTGCCCCTGAGCCGTTCCTGTCTCGCAAGATGATGGGTGTGCCCACGTGGGCATGGCTGCTGGTCGGAAGCGGCGCTGGCGTGGGCGGCTACCTGTACTGGAAGAAGAGCCAGAAGGTAGAGAGGAACGAAGGCGACAGCGCCGAGGGTTCCGAGTCGGCACTTTCCTCCGATTCCGAGTCGGCATCGTGGAGCCCCAGCCGGTCGAAGTTTGGCCAGCAGGTGCAGTCTTTCCTGTCCAAGAAGGGCATGGGAGACAAGGTGACCGTCTACACCGACGCTGACGAGGCGAAGGCGAAGCTCAAGACGGTGTCGCCCCTCATCACGCTCAAGTGCGCGGTGCGGATGCCGATCACCGACCTGGACAAGATGTGCCGCCGTGAGGGCCTCATGTGCGTTGAGCATGAGGAGGGCGTTGTTGGGCTCTACCCGACCACGTCCAAGCGCGGCAAGCAGTGGGAACAGTACATCGACGCTCTTCGTGACGAAGGGCAAACCGTCTGAACGCGTGGAGATGTCATGGCTGACGCATGGAGCTACAGCAGTGGAACTGGCACCGCCGAGCTGACCCCCAGAGGGATCACCCGGACTCAGGCAGAGTCGCTGGTGCGGCCGGCGCTGACCCGCGCGCTTCAGAGCTACTTCGGCAACCCGGTCACCGTCGCTTGGACCTCGGGCGGTAAGGTCCGAGTGACCTTCCCGTTCTCTCAGGCCGTGACCTCGGCATCGATTGCATCCGCCACGCGCCAGCTCCAGGCTGCGGCAACGGCTGCTGAACGCGAGGTTGGCGGCTCCGGCCGCCTTCTCTTATCGGGTGCCTCTGCCGAGCGCCCCACGGCCATCGCTCCCACCGGAGGGGCTATCGGCCAGGATGCTGGGCGCCGCGTAAACGGAACTGTCGTCAGGGTTTCGGCGACCTGGGCACAGAACGCGATCAACGCTTACCGCACCGCGCGCACCGGCTCGCTCATCACCGTTGATGGAAGAGCCGGCCCGGTCACCATCCGAGCGCTGACCGCCATCGCGTCTGAACTTGGTGCGGCGTCTCCTGCGCCCAGGAACGACCCCTCCACCCGCACCATCACCGATGCTGTTGTAATTGGGCAGCAGCTTGAGACGGCGCTTTCTGCCTTCCCTGCGGTGACGGCGCCCCGGCGAACGCGAAGCTCTGGCACCACGGCCGGCACGGCTACCACTCCTGACGGTACCGAGCGCGTGGTCGAGGGCGAGGAGCCCGACAAGCTTCAGGAGTACCTGCCGTACATCATCGGCGGAAGTGTGGCTTTCGTTGCGCTCGGTCTTGGCGCGGTCATTTTGAGGCGGCGCCGTTCGGTTCAGCCGAATCGCCGCCGTCTCGGAAGTGGGCGGGGACGCCGGTGACCTATTCGACGCGATCGCTAGGCTGCGGCTGCGGCATGAACGGTCTCGGCGGCCTCGGTGCTGTGGCTGGCTCCGTGAGCGGGCTTGCCTCTCTTGAGGAGGACATCCGCCTCGTCTCGGCAGAGATGAGGAGCGCGTTCGGAAACTTCCGCTTTGACCAGCGTGCGTTTGACCGAATCTTGCAGCGGGGGCGCGATGGTCAGCTTACGCAAATCACCCGTGACGAGCGCAAGCAGTTCTTGGCTGGCATCGTCGGCAAGTGCGCCAAGGCGGCTGCAACCATCAAGCAGCTTGGCGCGAAAAACGTCGCAGACGCTGCGGAAAGGCAGCGGAACTTGGAAGCGCAGGCAGCGCTACTCCGGGAGGCCCGCACTCTTTGGACCAGTGCCTTTGACATGATTAGGAGTGGCCGTTCGATTGGCGCGGCCTCTGGCCTGGGCATTGAACCAATCACCATCGCTATCATCGTGGGGGCGGCTGCTATCGCCGTCGTCGCCGCGTATGGGGTTAGCATTTGGGGCGACTTGGAACGTCTTGAGAGAGCACAAGGCTATGCCGACCGCGCATGCTCTGGATGCAGCCCAAGTGAACGCGCCGATTTTGTCCGTCGCATGACAGGTGGTGGCGCAGTCGCTGAGGCTGCCGGCGCGATCGCCAAGGAGCTGGCTCCTTACATCGGGCTTGGCGTAGGCGCTGCCATCCTGCTTGGGGGCGGATTCGCGTATTTTAAGTACCGACAGGGCAGGCAAGGCAGGCAGATTCGTCGTGCCCTTGGAATTTGAGGTCAGCCATGCACTACGTTCCCAACATCTACTCGGCGTCTGGACTTGGACAGGTTGCAGATCGCAACACCCCCGAGGTCCGTCGCACCGTCGTTCAGCCAGGCGCGCTCCAGCCGTGGCTTTCGGCGGCGCTCACAGTGCAGGGCGTCGGCCCGACCGATGCCCCGCGACTGCCGGACGCCGTGCGTGCGACGCTTACTCGTGACGGCGCCCGCGTGCGCGCTGCTCGGTGGGGATCGGACTCCATCCGCGGCAGGCTCTACGTTGAATGGGAGCCGAACGCAGGGCGCAACGCCGTCGACTACGCCAACGACATGGTTCGCGTGTTCGCGACCGCAGGCGACGAGTTCCCGGGTCGGCCCCGGATCATCATGCCTCGGTACCGCATCAACGGGACCTTCTCCGACCTGTACGTGTACCCGGAGGCCGGTGGCGCATCTCCGTCGGCGGCGCTTCAAGCCGCAGTCAATGCGCCTCGGGACCCTGAGGGCGGCGGCTCTCCCGAGTCTTCTGGAGGGAAGGCGACCAAGATCGCCATGTACGCCGGAATCGGCGGAGGAGCAGTTCTGCTGATCGGCGGCGGAGCCTGGCTCTGGTCCCGTCGCTCCAAGGTGGCCAAGAATCGCCGCCGCCGCTGACCCTGTCGTTTGAAAGAGAGACCACCATGGCATACCATCCTCATCACCTCGGGCTTCGGGGTCTTGGTCAGTCCAAGCCCGGCGTCGACAACACCGGCCGCGACGTCGCTCAGGTCGCCAGCACCATCGGGACTGCTCTTCCCGGGATCGTGGGGCTATTCACCGGGCAGCAGCCCGCTGCCCCTGCCACCACGCCGCTGGTTCCGATGCAGCCCGCCGCCGAGCAGTCCGGCATGCCCGACTGGGTGGTCCCTACCGCTGTGATCGGCGGGGGGCTTGTGATCATCGGCGTGCTTGCCATGGTTGCCCGCAAGCCCAAGTCGGTTGCGGCCAACCGCCGCCGTCGTCGCAAGTCGAGCCGTTTATCCCGCAGCCGTCGTAGCGACGGCGGCCTCACGCCCAACTACCTGAGCGAAGCGGAGCGCAAGCGCATTCCGCTCAAGGCGTTCGTCTTCCCCGATCGCCGCGCCTGGCCGCTCGACAACCCGCGTCGCGCGTACGCCGCCATTCAGATGCTGCGCATCGGCCGCATCGGCTCGGCTGCGGACTTCAACAAGGTCCGCAACGCGATCCGGGCGCGCTACCCCGAGGTCTATGCCATCTACGGCAAGGGCCTCTCCTACGAGAAGAGCAAGTCCGCTCGGTCCAAAGCCAAGGCGAGCCGCGCCAAGACCGTGGCTGCCAAGCGCCGCACCAGCCGCAAGGCCGCGAACTGAGCCGTGCCTGGATACGTTGACTACTCCGCGTGGCTTCGGCGTCATGGTCGCCCCGTGACGCCTAACGCGCCGCCACGTGTGAAGGTCAGCGACAAAGATCTCCAGCAGATCGTCGACAAGGCCATCGAGAGCGGGTGGACCGTCACCTACTCGCGCGGGAACCATCTGATCTTCCGATCGCCCGACCGGTCTAAGCCCAGCATCTACACGGGCAGCACGCCGAGCGATTGGCGTTCTAACAAGAACTTCAAGTCCACGCTGAAGCGCCACGGGCTGGAGACGAACCCCATGTTTCCGAACGCCGCCAAGAAGACCAGCCGCAAGGCCGCCCCGCTCAAGGCCAAGACCGAGCTTGGCATCTATAACGCCGTGGCGGCAGTGCGCGACGCCCACAAGGCCGAGCAGCTCACCTTCTTGCCCCCGGGCGTGGTGTCGAAGCTAAAGAAGCTGCCCGCTGGGCTTTACAAGTACGGGTGGGGCGCCAAGAAGGGCGAGCAGATCGTCCCCTTCAAGAAGAGCACCACCGTTGGCGGCGCCCTGACGAGCATGCGCATCGGCAGCAAGGCATCCGGTGAGTACCATTGGCTCGTGGACAACCACGACAAGTACCCGGTGGTCATCCGAATCGTCAACGGCAGCGGCAAGACCGAGTACCGCGTCGAAGAGTACGCGGCCAAGCTCAAGCCGCACGCCATGGTCGCCGTAGAGCGCGCCAAGGCCAAGACTAGCCGCATGAAGCGCAGCGCCCACCCAAGGCGCACGTCGAGGCTCCGATGATGGTCCATCGCCGCACCAGCCGCCCCCTCAAGCGGAACGTCGGCGCGATCGTTCAGCCGGCCAAGACGAGCAAACCAACCGTCTCCTCGAAGCTCAAGGGAGCCATCGACAAGCTGGTTGACAATGTCGTCGAGCTTGGCGACACGGTCTTCGCGTCGGTCGAAAACGTGCCTGGCATCTCAGGCGCGTCCCGAGTCGGCAAGGCCAGCTTGTCGGACGACAAGTACATGCGCGCCGCGCAAATCTTGGCCCAAAGCGTCGGCGTCGGCCTTCCTGCCATCGGCATTTACAACCTGATCAAGAAGGCCAGGCGCGACCCGAAGGCGATGGTCGAGCTTCAGAGGATTGTTGAGAAGGCTGCCACTCCGCAGCTCAAGCAGAACCGCAAGACCAGCCGCGCCGCGGTACACGATCCGGCCCTTGCTCGCGAGTTCAGCCACCTCATCAACATGAGCGGCGCTCAGATCCGTGCCTGGGCCAAAGACCCGCGCAGCAAGGACGCCTCCTTCCCTCACATCCGCGCCGAGCTGCCCCTGCTCGCGCAGATGAAGGACACGCCGCCGTCTCGCTGGACGCCCAAGATGTGGGACAAGGCGATGCGGGCGGTGAACTTCGTCAAGCGCCACGAGGCGCAGATGAAGAAGCAGGGCGCCGAATACGGCACGGGCAAGTACCACGCGACGCACAAGCGGGTTGTCGCTTTGCTCAACTGGGGACGCCGCACCCCTGGCGTCAACATCGACAAGGCTGTCGGCGGCAAGCAGCTTCGGGCGAACACTCGGTGGGGCCGAGTTGCCGCTGGTGCGCTCATCGTGGCGAGGGACACGGGGCGCGTCTTGCTGACTTTGCGGAGCAAGCACGTCAACGAGCCGCATACGTGGGACCTGCCCGGCGGACGGTGCGAGGAGCAAGACGGCAGCACGCTTGATTGTGCGATTCGAGAGGCGCGCGAAGAGACGAGCTTCATGGGGCCGCTCTCGGTGATGGATGAGCCCGTCTACACGTTCCGCGAGCCTGACTTCGCCTTCGACAACTACCTGGCGTTTTCGGACAGCGAGTTCAGGTGCAAGCTCGACGCGGAGAACGACGACTACGGCTGGTTCAGCTTGGGCGAACTGCCTGAGCCGCTGCATTTCGGGGTTCGGGCGCTGCTCAACAAGGCTGGGGCCAAGATCGCGCGCCACATCGAGCGCGGTGGCCAAGTTTGATACGCCCGTGCTAAGGTGAGTCGGTCATGGCCTTGTACAGCGCATGGGATTGGGACAAGAACGCCTGGGCTGTCTTTGCGACGCCAGGCACGGTGAGCGTGGGCGACGACCCGGTTGCTCCCAAGCCCAAGCAGACAAGCCCAATCGGACTAGACCCTGACGTGGCCACCCGAGAGATGCCTCGGGATGCGAAGTTCGTCGGGCATCAGCATCTTTGTCAGGGCGAAGTCCGCCGCATGCCGGGGGTTCCTGGCATGGGAGGCGTGGACGATTCGTCGGGGACTGGTCGTGGCTGGGCAGTACCCGCGGCAGTTGGTTTCGCGGCGGGCTGGCTGATCAGCAAGCTGTTTGGAGACCGAAATGCGACGCGCTGACTTTTTCGATCCGCTCGACGACGGAACCCTATCCATGCGCCCGAACGGCCGCGTCTCCGAGGGAGACGAGGTCGAGGACTTCGACGGCGCCATGAACACGGATTTTGGCGCCTCTGTCGATCCTGATCAGATGCCGGCGGACGCGGCGGCAGACCTGATGAAGGCGATGGACAAGTACCACACTTTCCACTCCAAAGACCCCCTTCGCCTCATCAAGATCCGGCACGACCTTCCTAAGGAGCTGATCTGCGTGGGCGACTGCGTGTCGGTCATGTACCGCACGGACAAGTGGTACAAGGACGGCGAGGACGTCGACTACAAGCACGTCCACGACCCGATCGAAAACCAGGAGTACAAGCCTGGCCACGGCGTTCGGATGTACGAGCCTGCGCGCTCCGCAACTGCCGAGGTGCGTCAGCTAGCCAAGAACGAGGTCGGCGGGGTTTTGGCTCCCGACCTTGTGGTTCACCGGAGCGGCCCGCCCGTGTCCTACCCCAAGGCGATGACGATGCTCGGCAAGTGCCTGGGCTTCTTCGTGCGCCGGTACGACGACGGCGAGGTCTACGAGTGCAACCCGCGTAACACCTACCTGTTCTGCTCCCCCAAGGGCGACATGATCGCCGTCTACTCCCCCGAGGCTCAGCCTGATGGGTCCGTTGGGTTCCTCTGCGTGATGGCCGGCGGCAAGCTGCGCGTCATCAAGGATGGAATCGACGGATGATCATCGATCAGGCGTTGGGCATCCTCATGAGTGACGGGCCAGTCGGGGCATCCCTTGTTGCCCTGGCCTTGCTCTACTGGTGGACAATCAACAACCAATACAAGCGCGAGGACAAGCTCCGCGCCGAAATGAACTTTGAGATCGCCAGCCTTCGCAGAGACCTCGTCAGGGCCAACGATGCTCGCGTCGAGGATACCCAGAAGACGATCGTGACTCTGATGCAGATGCAAGAGGAGTCCCTGTCCGCTCAGAACAGGCTCAGCCGCGCCGTTGCAGACTTGGCCACGGCCGTAGCCCGACTCGAAGACAAGTGACAGTCCAAGGGGGTAAACACCATGCGCTCCAATCTTTCAAGACGAGATGCTTTGTTGAATCAGATCCGGTCTTCGTACCGCCCCGGTGCCCCGGTTCCGATGCACGTGGATGAAACCACAGCTCTTCTTGAGGCGGCCCTCGAAGCCGCACGCGTCGCCATGATGGAGCGGTTCAGCGAGCTGAACCAAGCGTGCGCCACCATCGAAAACCAGGCCGCCGCCATCTCCGCCGGCAAGACGAAGCGCGCTGGATGAAAAAGTTCAGAATCAAGCTTGACACCAAGCAGGCGAGCAGGGTAAAACCTGTGCTCGAAGACCCGGGGCACACGCCTCGCCTGCGAACAGGGTCGAGCAGGCGAAGTGCGTCCAAAATGGCCCTAGTCTACAACAAAAGCTCCAAGTCGTCCGCTCGCAAGTACGAGCGGTCCAACAACATGGAGCCCAATGTCGGCGGCGTGACGCACATGACCGTCATCAACCCCGGCAAGCCGCGCCAGAACCCGTTCCAATGGATCGAGGGGCGCGGCATGGGGCACCGGCACGTGTCGCCCGCGTACCAAGGCGTCGGCTCGGCCGCGAAGTGGCGGCAGAAGAACGCAGACAAGTTCAAGGGGGCTCGGCTCTATTCGGTCGACGAGCGGGGCACGGTGCTCGGCAAGCCGATTCACCCTGAGCGTCTTGTGGGCAACGGAGGAGATGACGGTATGGCGTACAACATCGAGGCGCTGCGTCGCGCCATGCAACAGAACGCGCGATCGGCGGGCGCTTCCGCCGCTTCCCCCGGTCGACGCAAGGCGTCCGAGAGTCGCGGCACTTACGTTCACCCGTCCAAGGCGACGACTCGCTTTGGTGCGATGGCCTACGGAAACGAGGGCCCGGCTGAAAGGGCTCGCCAGGCCGCGCTAGAGGCCGCCGATCGCTCGCCCTCCGGCCCCCGCGCCAAGACCAGCAAGCAGCGCATGGCTGCGGCTCGGGCGGCCGTCAAGTCGAGCCGTCGGTCGGCGGCACCTCTTGAGGTCGAGGAAGTGGAAGTGGAGATCAAGGAGCGCGTTCGCGCCCCTCGCACCGCCAAGCCCAAGACCAGCAAGCCGAAGGCCAAGGCCAAGGCCAAGGCGAAGACGAGCAAGCCGAAGGCGAAGGCCAAGGCGAAGACGAGCAAGCCGAAGCCGACGGTGAAGGCCAAGGCCAAGACGAGCAAGGCGAAGCCGAAGGCGAAGGCCAAGGCGAAGAAGACCTCCAGCAAGAGTAAGTCCATGGCAAAGAAGTCCAGCAAGAAGTCCAGCAAGAAGTCCAGCCGCAAGGTCGGCTTTTTCGGCCGCCGCCGCCGCGGTCAGGAAGCCTCGATCGTGAAGCTGCTCCGCAGCGGCAAGATCCCGGCGATGTCGCGCGTGACGCGCCTGTTCGGGCACGGCCCCCGCTTCCCCCTGGTGATGAGCGGAAGGTTCAAGCAGGCCCCCGCCGCCAAGAAGACCTCGGCGAAGAAGACGAGCAAGAAGGCCGTGAAGAAGAACCCGAAGTACGTGGTGATGAACCGCCGCCGCACGTCGCGGAAGCACAGCCGCAAGAGCAGCCGTCGGCACAGCCGCAAGAGCAGCCGTCGGCACAGCCGCAAGAGCAGCCGTCGCCTCCGCCGGAACGTGCTGGCGCAGCGCGTGAGCCGCGCTCCCAAGAGCGGCAAGCTGCGAGCGTCCGGCAAGCTTCACCAGGTCATCGAGTACAAGCACGGCAAGGGCGGCTACCCGGTCCTGATGTCTCCGCAGGTCCTGCCGCACGCGGCGATCCGGCGGTTCAAGTTCGGCGGCGCGGCCCAGGCCCTGCACAGCATGCCCGCTGGCGAGCGCCGCGGCTGGCTCGCCTCGCGCCTGATGGCGCCGAAGCGCAAGAAGACCTCCAAGCGTACGAGCAAGAAGGCCGTGAAGAAGAACCCGAAGTACGTCGTCATGAATCGTCGCAGCAGCCGCAAGGGCCACCGTCGGCTTCGCCGGAACGCTCTTGCCATCGCCGGCACGCCGGTGGTGAGCGGGATCCTCGTCCCGGGCGTGGGCGTGCTTTCGGGCGTCATCATCGCTCGCGTGCTCGCTGGCGCGGCGGCCTCGTCCGAGGGCGTCCGCAACCTGCTTGATCGCGGCGTGGCGGCGGATGCGGCGTGGAAGACCCGCATGGCGACCAACGCGGTCGGCATCGCGGCCACTGCGGCGGCGCTTCCGATGATCAAGGGCACCGACGAGAACGCGGCGATGTTCCGCCAGGTCGTCGGCTACTCGCTGGCCGGCATGGGCGCGTCGCTCGCGGGCATGGCCCTCGCGCGCCTTGCTCCGACGCAGCCGTGGGCGCAGTCGCTCGCCGGATTGGGCGAGTACGTCAACCAGCCGATGAGCGGCTTCGGCGAGTACGTGAATCAGCCGATGAACGGCCTCGGCACGATGTACGCTGCGGCGGGCGTGGGCGAGTACGTCAACCAGCCGATGAGCGGCCTCGGCACGATGTACGCTGCGGCGGGCGTGGGCGAGTACGTCAACCAGCCGATGAGCGGCCTGGGGACCGAGTACGCGACGGCGGGCATCGGCGAGTACGTGAATCAGCCGATGAGCGGCATGGGGACGTTCTACGCCGCGGCCGGCGCCGATGGCCTGATGGACGCGATGGAAGCCGCCGCTGGCTTCAACGAGGCCGCCGCCGGCATGGGCGAGGTCCTTCCGGTGGCGTATGGCGAGGGCGAGGCGGACGCGTCGCTTGAGGCCATGTACAACCGGAACCCCGTGGGCTTCGAGTCGACCGTCATCCCGACGGACATCGCTGAGCCCGTGTCCAAGACGATCCCCTACGACCGCAAGGTCAAGACCTCGATCGTCACGCCCGAGTCGCGCGGCTACGAGTCGGGTCTCTTCTCGGGGACCATCTTCTCGGGCATGAGCGGCCTCTGATCTGAAAGCGAATAGGCAGGAGAACCAGACCATGAAGTCCAATCGTCGTAACATTCGCCGCGCGCGTCGCGAGATGCGTCGGAACCCGGTGTTCGGCAAGGATCTCATCAGCGAGGTTCTCCTGCCTGTGAGCATGGGCAGCGTTGCCTACCTGGCCACCAAGTGGGCCGGTGGCCTTGTTGCCGAGAGCAAGTTTCCGGTTGTGGGTGAGAGCGAGCAGGCGGGTGTGACCACGGCGGCCGTTGCGGCCTCGCTGACGGCCCTCTGGTTCGCCGACACGTCCAAGGAGTCCCTTGTGGCGGAGTCGCTTCAAGCAATCCTGGTGGGCTCGACGATGGCGGCGGCGCTTCCGCTCCTCCAGCAGTTCACCAAGGTGGCGCAGGCCGAGGTCAACGCGTCGCTCACGACGCCGGCCCCCGTTTCGCCCCCCGCGACGAGCGGCGTTGGACAATATTACGGCCCGAGCAGTTTGGGACTTGGCATCGGGTATGATATCAGTCACTATGGTGCTCCGTACAAGGGCATGCTGGGACTTGGTAGCAACGATGAGGTCTCGGCGTTCGGTCTGGAGAGCCAGCCCGAAGCTTTCAGCACGGTGATCCCGACGGACGTCGCGGTCCCTGCCACGAACTGGCCCGAGTTCAAGAAGGTCTCGATCCCGTTCACGCAAGAGCCGCTTTGGACTGGCGGCAGTTTCTCCCGGAACCTGTTTACGACCCCGGGACTTTGAAAAGCTCTGCGACCCGATAGCTTGGCCGGCGAAAACCCTGTACCGCTACGGGGAATCGGGTCGCAGTCACTCTCCTCATGGTGAGGCTGGGTGACGATAACTAGCGGGGTGCTCGCCCAGCGGACGAGCTAACTCGGTGACGGAATAAACCTGTTTAGGCGTCTTCACCGAGGACATTGAGAGAGACACGACAATGCCGAAGATCGTTGGTACCCGAGAGCGCGTTCATCAGCCCTTCTACGATTCGCTCATCCGCGTGGATGGCAATCAGAACCTCCGCAGCCGCAACGCCGGTCTCTTCGGCGCGATGCAGGGCCGGATGCAGCTCTTCACCCGTCAGGGTGCGGATGTCTCCATCTCGAACCTGACCACCGGCGGGTTCTTCCCCTCCGACCAGACCTTCGTGACCCTCGCGGTCCGCGTCTGGACGTACTTCCGGGTCAACCTGGAAGCGCAGTACAACATCGGCGCCGCGAACGCGTCGGCGCCGCTCGCTTCGGCGGTCAACGGCACGGTCCCCGACCGCGTCCTGCGCGTCCACAAGCTGTACCACCAGGCCGAGAACCAGATCTTCTGGCAGCTCACGGCCGGTGACAAGCCCCAGCTCACCACCTTCACGGCGTACACGCCGTTCGCTGGTGGCCTGGACGGCTTCTTCGCGGACACCCGCCTGCCCCGCGCGAACAACGGCGTTCCGACGTCGTCGGCGCTCATGCGGCTGGCCCGTCCGGTCCTGATCCCGCCCCGCCAGGGCTTCCAGGTCGTCGCGATCCTGTCGCCCATCGGGCAGACGGTCGGCGCGTCGATCATCGAGCAGCTCAACGGCCTCGTGCCGGACAACGGCCCCGCCGGCTCGATCGGCCAGAACGCGCCGACGACCGACGTGGGCTACGGCGCCGGCACCGGCGTGTCGGTCCAGGGCTCGGATGACATCGAGAAGGACATCAAGTACCTCATCGACGGCATCCACTCGCGCGACGTCCTCTGAGTCGTCGGCGGCAGCCGCCTAACAGCGCTGTCAGAGAGCGCCTCCTCGGGCAACCGAGGGGGCGCTTTGCTTTTGCCGCGTTGACCTCTCGCCGCATCGCTTGTAGCGTGCGCGGCATGATTGCATCGGCCGACTTGGCCCTTCTGCTCGGGGCAATCTACGGCGATGGCTACATCACCCCGGTGCCGCGCGCGTCCACGTACCGCGTCGCCATGTGCTCCGGCGACAAGTATCCGGCGTGGAGGGCTGAGATAAAACGCCTGTTCACGGTCGTCTTCGGCAGGTTCAACGAGTGCCAGAAAAGGACCACAAAAACACCGTTCTTCGAGATTTACATCAACGTCAGAAACGTCCATGATGTGTTTGGGGTCTCCTCCAAAAGGTCTCCTGACGGTTCGATGGTTCCGCCGGCCTGGGTGAACGACTCGCCAGAGTTCCGTCGTCAGTTCCTTCGCGGACTTGTCGAGACGGATGGCTGCTTCACGGTGAGAAAAGACGCCAGATACCCAGGAAAACGCTGGGGATTGTTTGTCTTCTCGCAAAAAGACACCGTGCTGTCGACATGGGTCAAGCAGCAGATCGAATCGCAAGGCATTACTGCCACAATGCGGTTTGGGAAAAAGTCCGGCACATGGAACGTGTCGGTAAACCATCAGTCGGATGTCGTCCGCCTTGGCGAGTGGCTCGATTCCTTCAAGTGGCGTCAGTTGCTCGCAACCGGGTTCCGGCCGCCACTTCGTGAGCCGCGAAAGGTCCCCCGGCAAACAGACGCCCCTTGCGGTTTGCAACCTTCGGTGTTACGTCCTTCCCCCATGGGGGACACCGACGCCGACATGGCATGGTTCGCTGGATTGATGGATGCCGAGGGGTGCTTCCACATCCGTCGGCATACCAGCCGTCCGAACAACGTCATCGTGACCGTGACCGTGGGCCTGGTGAACCGCCCTGCGATGGATCGCGTCTCGCAGATCGTCACCGGCATCATCGGATCCACGCCGACGATGAACGTCCGCGCTCCAAAAGCGAGCGAACGGATGTCGCAGAGGGAGTTCTACTCCATTACCGTGTCTGGGAAGGACAAGGTACGCCTGCTTCTTGGAGCCCTGGCCCCCTTGCTTCGCGGCAAGCGGCTGGAGGCGTACTTGGCCCTGGAGATCGCAAACAGGTCTGCTCACGCTGCGCACTACCGAGCCACGGAAGCTGACTTCGAGATCCAACGCCTCTCCAGCCAGATCAAGAAGGGCGACTCCGAAGCAAGATCCAGGGCGGCAGAGATCGCCGGACGCCCCGCGGTGCCCCACGAGCCGTCGTCGGCTCACCGCGCGTGGCTCGCTGGAATGCTCGACGGAGATGGAAGCATCGTCATGCTCAGGGAGGCCAGGGGCAAGTCGGAGTATTTCCAGACGGCCGTCGTGTTCGGCGCCGCAGACCGCGATGCCCTCGAAGACATGCGGCTGGTCATCGGGCCCTCCATCTGCACGACTGTGACCACGCGGCCACCCGTCGGAGAGGCGCGGCCGTTCCACTCCTTCGGCATCCTCCAGGCTCATGTGCCAGATTTCCTGCGCTCCGTGCGGCCATACCTGATCGTCAAGGGCGTCGAAGCAGACCTCGCTTGCGCAAGCTACGCACCAGGCGCCGACAAGCGGGCCATCCACGGGCTCCTGCACCGCATCAAGACCGCGGACTATCTCACGGCGACCGACGCGTCGCTGCTCTTCCTTGAGATGTCTCAGGGGGCGCCCTCTTGAAGAAGAAGGCTCAGCTTGATGTTGACGTGCTGACGGCCGCCAAGAGCAGGATTTCAAGGGTATTCGACGACTTCGAGCGCATCTACGTCTCGTTTTCTGGCGGCAAGGACTCGACGGTCATGCTCGCCCTCGTGCTGGAAGAGGCGCGGGCCAGGTCGCGCAAGGTCGGCTTGCTGTTCATCGACCTGGAAGCTCAGTACACCGCCACCGTCGACTTCGTCTTGTCCTGCTACGAGAAGAACGCCGACATCGTCGATCCGTACTGGCTTGCGCTGCCCATTGGCCTGCGCAACGGGGTGAGCGTGTTCGAGCCGAAGTGGACGTGCTGGGATCCGTCTGCCAAGGACAAGTGGGTCAGGCAGCCGCCGAGTGTCGCAATCACGGACGAGGGCACCTTCCCCTGGTTCAAGCGGGGGATGGAGTTTGAAGACCTGATCGCTGATTTTGGCGAGTGGTACGCGCATGGAAAGCACACGGCGTGTTTCGTCGGCATCCGAACGGACGAGTCAATCAACCGTTTCAGAACCATCGCCTCTGATGAAAAGGAGACGCACGAGGGCCTGTGCTGGACGACGAGGCTGTCTGAGAACGCCTACAACGCGTATCCGATCTATGACTGGCACGTTGACGACATCTGGCACTACCACGCGGTCACCGGAGCCCCGTACAACAAGGTCTACGACCTGATGTTCGCCGCTGGCCTGACGCCGCACCAGATGCGCATCTGCCAGCCCTACGGCGACGACCAGCGCAAGGGCCTGTGGCTCTACCACATCATGGAGCCTGCAACTTGGGCGCGCGTCGTGGCTCGTGTCGCTGGCGTCAACGGAGGCGCGCTGTACGTGAAGGAGAAGGGAAACGTCAACGGCGTCGGGGCTGTCAGCCTGCCCGAGTCGTGCGTGTCCTACAAAGACTTCGCCATGTCACTGCTGGAGTCCCTGCCTCCTCACGCATCCGAGCACTACCGCAGCAAAATCTCTGTTTTCATCAGGTGGTACGAGGCGCGTGGGTACCCCGAAGGCATCCCTGACACGGCGCCTCCTGCGGAAGAAGCGAGCCGCAAGGCGCCCTCGTGGCGACGGGTATGCAAGACGATCTTGCGCAACGACTGGTGGTGCAAGGGCCTTGGATTCGCTCAGCACAAGTCGGGCGCCTACGACACGTACATGGACCGCATGAAGCGGAAGAGGGTGGAATGGAACATCTTGTAGCTCAGGCCCGGGAGCTGTTTGCGAAGCTCGGTGAGCTGCCGACGGCAGATCGCATCGACGCCATCAATCAGATCAGGCAGGCCCTCTCGGAGCACTCTCCTTTCGCTGCCGAGCCGGTCGATTGTGTGCTTTGGGTGCGTGGGACCGAGGTTGTGGCGAACGCGTATAATCCGAACAGCGTCGCCGCACCGGAGATGGACCTGCTTCGCCTGTCCGTGGAATCAGACGGATACACGCAGCCTGTGGTCGTGAACAAGGAGGCGACCGGCTTCGAGGTGGTCGACGGCTTCCACCGGTCGTGCGTTGGCAAAGAGAAGGGGCCGATCAAAGACAAACTGGGCGGCTACCTGCCGATTGTTCAGATTCGGTCAGACAGGGTTGGCGTGCATGACCGGATGGCATCGACCATCAGGCACAACCGCGCGCGAGGCAAGCATGGCGTCGAGCAGATGTCGAGCATCGTGGCGGAGTTGGTGAAGCGGGGGTGGGACGAGGCGAAGATCTCGAAAGAGCTGGGGATGGACCCGGACGAGGTGCTTCGTCTGAGGCAAATCACCGGCATCGCGGAGATGTTCCGAGATCGGGAGTTCTCGATGGCGTGGGCCCCGTCCGATATCCCTGCCCCGTCAGACGCATAGCTGCGCAGGGCATGTCAAGCTCGACTGTTGTACGCCTGTCTCAGCCATGCTACTGTCGCCTCCGCTGACAGCAGTGGAGCTTGTCGGCACCAATGGCGCGAGGAGCGCAGGAGGAGCAGGTTATGGAGTTGGACGAGAACACGCGTCGCTATCTGTCGCAGATGGCCAACCAGCACGAGCGCATCGAGGCTCAGCTTCAGTCGCTGGTCAAGCGGTACCGGGCGATGGCGTCCGAGCGCGAAGACGACAAGATGGAGTTGCGCAAGATGCGCGACGCCCTCAAGAAGGCCGCCGCTCGCATCCGGTACATCGAGGACATCCCTGGCAAGCGGGTGCCATACTTCATGCAGTTCGCGATCAACATCCCGGGCCCCACGTCGCCGAGCGTGACGATTGCTGGCTCGCGGTTGAGCGACGTGAAGACCATCAGCCAGGACGGTCCGTTCGTCTGCACGACGTACCTGTCGGCGTTCCTGCTGAAGACCTTCTCGATCGGCCCCTACGGCGACGAGGAGAGTGGTCGTCCTGACGATCCGGCGGCGGGCACTGAGGTGCAGACGCCTCTCTCTGGGCGCTGGCGCCCGGTGGCTTCCACCGCGGATGCGTTTCAGGGCGCTTACATCGGCGCTCGCGTCGGTGACACGGCGAACGGCGCCGCTGCGCTCGACGACGCCGCGCTGGTCAACACCTTCCGCCCCGGTACCGTCGACTTCACCTTCGAGATTGCCGACGAGGGCGTCGACCGCCTGCGCCAGAACCAGATTCCGATCCCGAGCCGGTATCTCTTCACCGAGAACGACCGTCCGCTCTACCTGCCCGTGTCGGACTTCTTCGAGCGCGGAAGCTCCATTCGGTTCAGCGCAACTCTGACGCGTGATGTTGGGTTTGCCGAGCTGAACTACGCGGCACTTCCGAACGGGTTTGCGGAGGGCAACGCGGTTCCGCCGCCGGATCCGTTCATCACTCCGGTCACCCCTCCTGACGACATCGGGCGCCAGGTTGTGGCGCTTGGTGGAACCCTCTACTTCACCATGCTCGGCTACAAGATCCTCCAGGCGCAGAGCCCGGCGGTCTGATAGACTGGAGGGTCTATGCGGCCCATCACGACTTCGCAGGTGCCCTCCACCCTTCCCATGTCCGGGATGGGTGGCGGGTCGCAGCCCGTATCCATCCGAGACGGGTTCCTTCAGTTTCTGCCGTCGCGGTCGCTGATCTTTTTTCAGCGGGCGTACTTTGCGGACTACCCGAAGCCGATTCAGAAGGCCGGGTTCCCTCCGTATCCGTACCCTGTGGTGGTTGCCAACATTCAGACGCCGGCTCGGCAGGCGATCATCATCAGGAACACGGCGTTCAGCGTGTACGCCGCGACCAACATCGCCCCTGGCGACAAGATCGCGGTGTCCCGTGCCCGTGCAGCCGGCTACTTCGGATTCCAGACGAACGTCGGGAACCGAGGGATGACCGACTTCAACACCAATATCACCGCCCAGGGGCAGCGTCTCGCGCTGACCGGCTTCGGAGACCCCGACGGCACCCTTCAAAACACTTCGGCTCCGACGCCTGGCCAGGGCAGCTTCTACCCGTTCCCCGGGTCGTCGCAGATCGGCCTTGAGAACTTCGCGTATTACGCGAGGCCGGGGCAGAACATCACCATGACGGTTCAGATCTTGAAGCCGCAGCCCTACGAGACGACCTCTTTCTCCGCCGAGATCGCGGGGTACGTCGTCGGAGAGCACGTGCTCGACAAGGTTCTGTCGCGCCTGTCTTCGGACGGCTGAACTGACATAGGCCGTGCGGTGTACACTCTGAGTCGACGGCCGGAAGCGGGGATGCAGCTCTTGAATGGACGCCTGCTCAACAAAGAGCTGTGCCTTCATTCAGGTGTGCCCCACCTGTTCGCAGCGAGCGGCAGCCTCGCTTCCGGCCGTCGAAACGGAGCGCTCCTATGAAGCCCAAGATCCTTTCGCGCCTCGACATCCGCACCCGCCGTGACCGCGGCGGTGCCCACGTGCTTGAGTACACCGGGCGCGGCCTCTCGTTCCTCGACGTCATCTACGGGTTTGACGCTGGCGTGTTCTTCGCTGTGGTGCCGAGCGAGATCGAAGCGCCCGAGGCGACGCAGCAGCTTGCCCAGTCGTGCGGCATCGTTGCTGACGATCACCCGGACATGCCTGCGTTCAGGCGTGCGGTGACCCACGCGCTATTGACAGAGGCCATGGTCATCGCGCCGGAGCTTCTCTCTGAGCTTGCGGAGCCCATGGTGATGTGGGCCGCCCGTGACCTGCACGAGCTTCAGCGCCGGCACCGTGAAGCACTCCACGCGGTCAACGTCACGGTCAACACCATCGAGAACGACCTGCGCCGCCGCGTGGCTCTCACGATGAGGACCGAGCACGCGCCGTTCTTCCGGCCGTCGATGGCGCCCGCTGGGATGACATGGCCCTCGCCCATCCCGCGCACGCCGCCCGTGATGGCCCACACGCAGCCGCTCGCCCGCGGAGTTCAGGTGTGGCCCGAGGTGCCCGAGGTCATCGAGCCGCGCCGCCTGAGCGCCCAGGCGCCCGTCGAGCCTGCTCCCGTCGTCGAGCGGATCGTCGCCGAGGTAGGCCCAGACGGCGTCCCCTGCATCCCCGACTCCCAGTCGGTCGAGCGCGTCCTCAAAGCCGTGGTTGAGGCTCGCGAGGCTGAGCTTCCGCAGCGGCTTCCGGGTGGCGCTCGCCGCCGCCTTGAGAAGCTTCCGGTCGGCGTTTACCTCGCCGTTGGAGACAACCTCATCCCGAAGGGGGACATGACCGCCGCGATGATTGACGGCCAGGAAGAGGGCCGCAAGAGCGAGGCCGTCGTCATTGACTGGAACGGCGAGTGGCCGGTGGTCGCTCGTAGATTCGGCAGCGGCGGGCGGGTCGTGTACAAGGTCGAGCAGGCGCTCAAGAGGGCGCTTGGTGAAGAAGCAGCATAAGGAGACGACGATGGCCGCCCGTAAGAAGACCAGCCGTAAGACCAGCAAGCGCGCCCCTGCCAAGCGGACCAGCCGCAAGAGCAGTCGCCCTGCCAGGCCCATCCGCCTACGCATCAGCACGACGAAGGACCTGACGAAGGCGCTGCGCCTTGCCTGGGCCAACACGCTGCTGGAAGCCCCGTCCTACCGGAAGCTGGGCCGCGACAAGATTGTCGCGGAGGTCATCGACTCCGTGAAGACGCGCGGCGGCGAGGCTACCTTCTCGGTCGAGGGACGCCTGATCGAAGGCAACGAGAGCGCGGCGTGGGACCGGCTGCACCACAAGGCCGAGTCGAAGCTTCGTCAGATGACTGGCGACAAGGGCTACTACTTCGACCAGCTCAACGAGGGCCTGTACTTCGTTTCTCACGACTGAAACGCTGGCGGCGCCGGCTAAGGCAACCACATGAGCTACCATCGCGGCATGGGCGCACCGCCCGCTTTCACATCGACGACGGCGTTCGCTCAGGCGGTTGATCCGTACTCGTGGCGAATGAGCCCGCCGGGGGCGATCTACTCGCCCTACGGCTGGGGCCCCGACATGAACATCGGGATGCCGGCGAACTACACCCACCACATCGGCTACGTCAGGACGCCGATTCCCGGCGCGCGTCGCAACATCGGCATGATGCGCGACACGCTGCCTGGGATCGGCAACTACGACTACCCGTTCAAGCAGATCCCATTCACCACCGAGGGCACCGTCCGGTACGACCTCGGCGACAGCGGTGACGGGCTCGGCGCTATCTTCGCGGCCGTCTGAGCGTGCCATGGCTGACAGGCGCTTCTACGAACTTGTCGTTTACGTCCCGGGATTCGACTACGTCGCCAGGATTCAAACGAACTTGTTCGTGGAACTGCCTGCCAACCCCGACAAGTACAGCATCGGACAGGCGCTGCTAGCCTGGGGCGCTCTGACTCCGGGCGTTCGAGAAGCGATCCTCGGTGGCGGCGGCAGCACACGCCGGCGCCGCTGACTCGATTCCTCGACGGAAACGGACTTCAGTCGAATAGGCGTCGCTGCGCCTGTGGCTTGGCAGTCTCGGACTCGTCGACTTCATCCTCTACGTCGCCGCCTCGGCCAGGCGTGTACTTCGCGAGGCGTGGTACTGCTTTCGTCGCAAGGTCGAAGTAGGTCGGGTCGAGTTCAAGGCCGATGCTCTGGTAGCCATTGAACTCTGCGGCGGCGAACGTGGAGCCGCCTCCCGACTCGAACCTATCGGACGTCGACATCTACGTGTCTGACGAGGGGTTCCTGATTCAGGAGGCTTCATCCGGCAGCCTGGTCTACGAGCTTCAGCCGCCGCATCGGCAGAGCAAGAAGGCGCTCACCCAGCGCAAGACCAGCTACAAGAAGTCCTACCTCAAGCGCAGGACGAGCCGGCCCAAGCCGCCTGTCGTGGAGGCTCAGCTCGTCGAGCAGCCGCCCGAAAAGCCCGAAGTGGACATCGAGTTGGCCATCCGAAAGCGGATCGCCGCCGAGGTCGCTGCGGCCAGAATCAAGAAGAGTTCACGGCGCAGGTAGCCGCCTGACGCTGCTATACTCGTCCGATGCCTCGCCGCTCCCGCTCCACCCCCAAAATCGACGATCTGGTCGGCTCAGCCGCCGAGGTTGCCGTAGGAACCCTGTTCGACCGAGCGACGTCCTTCCTTGAAGGGATGCGCGACAGGCAGGCCAGCACGCTTCCCGCCGAGCAACTCGGCGGCAGCTTCGTCTGCGCCGCCTGCCGCCGCGAGCTTCCCTTCGACGGCATGGAGATGGTCAACCCTGGGACCCAGTTCGGCTGCTGCCGCCAATGCTTCGGGTTCATGTGGGGCGCCGCTGAGGAAAAGCTCCAGGTCATGGCCCGCGCACGCGCCGAGGCCGCCGCAGAGGCCGTCAAGGCGCGAGCCGCTCAGCAGGCGCAGCAGCAGCACTACCACCAGTACACCCAGGGCGCTCGCGCTCCAGGCCCCGCCGCTCCCGCACGCCGCAAGCCCTGGGAGATTCTCGGCATCGACGCAGACGCCTCCATTGAAGAGGTCAAGAAGGCGTACCGCATCAAGGCTTCCGAGTATCACCCCGACACGGTCCCTCCGGGTGCGCCAGCCGAAGAGCGCGAAGCCGCCAGGGCCAAGTTCGAGGAATGCACCCGAGCCAAGGACGCCATGCTCAAGGTTCGCCAGGTGGCTACCTGACATGGAAACCGTGGCCCCCTCCGTTCACGACGGGATGCCGGACTACCGGAGCTTCGTTCGACACCTCTGGGAGTATCGAGACGGCAGCGGTGCAAGCCCGCTCAACAGCACCCCGTGGGTCTACTGCTATCGAATCGAGGACGACGAGGGTAGCGAGCTGCGACTCATCAACTCGATGGTTCACCGACTGCGCGCCCACATGAACTTCACCGACCGGGTCTGCTCCATCGAGCATCACGGCTCGCACGTGGTGATGTTTCAAGACTTGCAAGCGCTTCACCTGTTCATCGGCCATCTTTGGACACGGGCCAACGAACACGAGGAGCTGTCCGGCTGCCTCATCTTCCTGCTTGAGAACCTGGGCCTGCTGGACGAGGCGTTTGTCTGATGCTCAGAGGAATCGGACTGGGGCTTGGCCTCCTATTTTCCGCCTTCGCGCTAGAGCGACTAGCCGGAGGCGGCCTCGCCAGAAACCAGGGTCATCGCCCGTACAAGAAGCTCAAGCGGGACCCCTGGGGGGCGTTCTCGGCAGCGGTGGGCGCGGTGATGAACACCAAGGCGTTCAAGCTGGACCCTGAGAAAGCAGAGGCTCAGCTTGCCGATGCCGAGCGAGAGCTTCGCGGGCTTGGCCATCTGCCGTTCGTAATCGAGGAGGAGAGGCGGGCGGTCGAGCTTCAGTTCAAGCCTGTGTACGACAAGGTCACCCCTGCCCAGATCAAGGCTCACCACGCCTACCTGGAAGCCAAGAGGCGCGACGAAGAGAGAGATCGCCCCAGGCGCAACGGCCGCGTGCCGTCGAAGTACCTCGGCTCACTCAAGGGAGCCAAGCGCACCTCGCGCCGCCGTGAAATCACCAGCCGCGCCAAGGAGAGCCGCAAGCTCGGCCCTCGTCGCCCCAAGAGCGCGTTCCGTCCATTCAAGACGGACGCTGGCTCCAAGACCCGGACCAGCTCCTACACGGCCGAGTTCAAGCGTCGCTACGGCGACGTCAAAGGGGGCCTGCCTGCGATTGCCAGCGCGAGTTACGAGGACGTGGCGCCGGACGCAACGCTTGCCGGGTACCAGCGTGCCCTGAAGAAGGTCTACAACCGCGGACTTGCAGCCTGGAGCACCGGACACAGGCCCGGGGCGACGCAGGGGCAGTGGGGCTTCGCCCGCGTCTACAGCTTCATCGTTGGCGGCAAGACTCGCCACACGGCTGACGCCGACATCGCCGAAAGCATCGGCCTCGGGTAAGGTGAGTTCGATGAGAGGCATCATTTCACGGAACGCCGGCGGGCCTGAAGGCGACCTGGAAGGCGTGGAGGCCATTGCCGAGGTTGCGGTCGGCAGGCCAAAGCCCAGCAGCCCCGTCGCGTTCATCACCCTTGAGAACGAGAAGGGCCGCCCGGACTCCCCCTGGGATCACAAGCTCATGGGCTTGATGATTCCCCGTTCCGCGAACATCACCGACCGGGTCGTGGATGCGGCCAAGGCCAACCGAGAGCTGTTCCCCGAGGCGCGGCGGCGCGGCCAGGAGATGGTGCGCCTGTTCCGCGTCGATGACTGGGTCGAGAAGGTCGGCCCCATCGTCGTCGGCGGCTTGTTCGGCAATCAGGCCGTGGTGTCGGTGCCTGAGTTTCAGCGCTGGGAGCCAACCGGCCGGTCGGTGCTGGCGTACCTCGATGACACCATCGAGCACGGCATCATGTCCTACGTGCCGCCGCCCGAGATGCCCGCTCCAGCGGCACCGGCCAAGCAGACGCGCCAGGTAGACCCTGGAACTGGCCCCGTGGTCACGCGCGTGGCGGTGGGAAGGAAGATCTCGGACGGTGCCAAGCAGCGGACCGTCGACTGGGTAGCCCCGAGCGGAGACTCGGTGAGGCTCGACGGCGGCGTGTACGTGTCCACAAGAGAGGAGCCTCTCAAGGTTGGAGCCGAGGGCGCTCGCCGGATCGTCGATAGGATCACCCGCGCAGCCGAAGAAGACGGCGGATTTTTGCCCGCTGCCGAGGTCGCCCCTCCGGCAAAGACGACCGCCGCCATCGCGGCGCGACTCTCGAAGTACACGCCAGACCAATGGGGCCCCATCAGCCCCGCCGAGCTGCCCCGCGAGCTTCTGTCTGACAGGGCGCTGCCCAAGGGCCTGATGCTCCACCAGGAGCACGGGGCGCGCTGGATGGATGCGGCAGGCAGGGGCCTGTTGGCCGATCAGCCGGGCCTTGGCAAGACCATCACAACCGCATCGGTCATCGACGCCCCCGCGATCGTCGCGTGCCCCAAGTCGGTCAAGCAGAACTGGCGCGCGGAGCTGAACAAGTGGCGCCCGGACCTGTCGGTGCTGGTGCTGGACGGGAGCGCCGTCCCCGGCAAGGAGGCGCAGTCCGCCGACGTCGTCATCGTGAACTACGAGTCGCTCGCCTCCCATGCCGACTGGCTGATGAAGCGCAAGAACCAGACGCTCGTGGCGGACGAGGCTCACATCCTCGCCACGCTCAAGATCGTCCGGGTGATGCGCACCCAGAAGCTCGAAGCCCGGGGCAGCGAGCGGGCGCAAGTCTTCCACGACATGGCGATGAGGATTCCACGCCTGTTCCTCCTGAGCGGCACGCCGTTCACCAACACGCCGAACGAGCTGTTTTCGCTCCTGCACATGATCAACCCGACCGCGTGGAACGACCCGGTACTGTTCGAGAAGCGCGTCGCCAAGTCCAAGAGCCTTTCAGCCCTCTACGAAGAGCTGAACGGCACCTACATGCTCCGGCGCACCAAGGACATCCTCCCCGACTTCCCAGAGAAGGTCCGAGGCACGGTCATCGTGAGCCTGTCGGACGACGTCGCCGAGACCTACGAGCACGCCTGCCAGGACTTCCTCGAATGGGTCCTGGCCAACGGCGGCCCGCGTGCGGCCATGCGCTCGCAGCAGAACGCCGCACTGGCCAGGCTCAACCTGCTGAGGGCCCTGTCGGCCCTTGGCAAGGTGAAGGCTGGCACCGAGTGGATTGAGAACTTCATCGACAGCTCGCCCGGCAAGCCGCTTGTCGTGATGGCGTACCACAAGGAGACGTTCGCGGCGCTTCAGAAGGCCATCACCGCCGTCAACCAGCAGCGAGCAAAGGACCGCCGCCGCATCATCCGGCAGGCGTCGGTGACCGGTGAGACGCCCGAGAAGCAGCGCAACGACAACATCGCCATGTTCCAGGCGGGCAGGCTCGACGTGCTGCTCTTCTCGGTGGGCATGGCCGTCGGAGTGACGCTCACCCGCGCGAGCGACATGCTGATCATCGAGAGGCTCTGGACCCCTGCCAAGATGGAGCAGGCCGAGGACCGCATCCACCGGATGGGAGCCAAAAACACCTGCGTTGTCACGTACATGGACGGCGCGGGGACCATCGACGAGCAGATGGCGAAGGTGCTTCAGCTCAAGGCTCTGCTGTTTGCCGGTGCCATCGAAGGCAAGCAGATGGACGAGAGCGAGGCCAAGGCCGCCGTCTACGGGGAGATGTTCAAGCCGCCAAAGGGGGCCGTGCAGCGCAACCGCGCCGAGCAGCCCGAAGGCATCATCGAGTACGAGGGGGTTCTGAGGTCCGAGTTCAGTAGCTGGGACAAACCAGTCTGAGGAAACCATGCCCCTACCCGCTCTTGTCATCCTGGTCGCCGCCGCCGCTCTCGCGGTGGCCGGAATCGTCTGGCTTCTAGCAACCGGGTTCACTCCCCGCCTGCCTCGTGGAAGCTCCCAAACCGTCACCAGCGACGGGATCACCCTTCACGTGCTCTGGGCTAAAGACCCCTTCTCCGGCTCTCCAGGCGACCCGGACAGGGAGGTTGATGCGGACCTGGCCTCGGACTGCCACGCCGCCGTGCTGAAGGCGGCAGAAGCCTGGGCCAGGGCTCAGTTGGACCCAGCAGACGCGCCGTTTTCGACCAGGGCCAACGCCCACCACGAGCTTCGTGAAGTCCGCGTCGTGTTCCTGTCGCCGCGGCTGTTCGATCAGCTCGACGGCACGGCTGCCATCGCCGACCACGCCAACGCGCTTCAGACCCGCACGCCTCAGCGCATCGGCAGCGGATGCCCCATCTTCTACATCCGCGAGTCCTTCATCCGCGTCGCCCACGGCTCTCTCTGCGTCCACGAGGCTCTGCACGTCCTGGCCACCGCAGCCGGGATGAGCGTCGAGCAGAACCACCGGCACGGCGAGCGCCGCCTGTGGAGCCGGACCAAAGACGATGGCTCCATCGAGTCCGACGCGTATCAGTCGTGGCTCAGCGAACGAAAAGAAGCTCCGTGAGACGATGAGAGCGCAAGGCCCTTGCGCTCTCCAGCGGGTGCGTTACATCAGACGTACTCGACATGGAAAAGATCGACACTCAAGTCCTCGTCACCATCACGGAAAAGGCTCTCCGCAAGGCCAGGGGCATGGAGCCGCTCTCGTGCTTCGCCGACACCGACGATCGAAGCGTGCGCCGTAAGATCATGCGCGCCCACGATGAAATCGAGCGAGACTGGAAGGCTGGAAAGTCTATCCAGAGAAAGCAGCAGCTCCAGTACATGAATAGTGTCTGGGAGGCTTCTGGCATGAGCATCGTCGGGTTCGACAAACACTTCGAGTGTCCCCCCGACATCGTCAGCCGGCAATGGAAGCACCAGGACGCCGCCATCGACATCGCAGCGGCCGGCATGACGACCATGATTCCTCAGGCTCAGCAGCACATGCCCGAGTCCTGGGAGTCCATGAGCCTGCTGGTCGCTGGGGTTCAGCCGCTTCTCTACGCGTCGTTCGTTTTCTCAAGGGCCAACCGGCTTTCCAGGCCGAACGTCTTCAACGTCTCCGACGCGCTGGTGGAAAACCTGCTGCTGACCGACGTGGCGGGCCTGAAGCCGTCGGACGTGCAGCTACCTTTTCCGGGCTTCTACATCAGCTTCAGCCCTGGGATCTTGAGCATCAAGAACGAGTCGACGGGTCATCACGATGTGACTCTCGTGGGCGTGTCTGAGGGCAACGTGCCCGGGTACCTGGCCTCGCGGGAGCATATGTCGGGCAGGTCTCTCTTCGGCGTGTTCTGGGGCGAACCCAAGAAGGACAGCGCCACTACGGGCGACGACAACGTCACTCACATGTCCATGAGCCTGTACGAAGGGCTGGAGTCGCTGGCCGAGTCGGTGGACGAGCGTCTCATCCCCATCCACAGAGACATGGCCTCGAACGATGCCGTTAGGTTCCTTGGGCGCAGCTATGGGTACGAAGAGGGCTGTCGCATGCTGCGTCAGTTCATGGCGAACTTCTGCTTGTTCTTGTCGAGCCCGAGCCCCGACATCGAGCCATCATCGGGAGGCCAGGGGACATGGGGAGGAGCGGTCGAGGCGGCCGAGTCCAAGCGCACGTTGGTCAAGATCAGGCTCGACCACCGGGCTGGTCAGTACGCGTCCTGGGACGTTGGACGGAAGTCCAAGCGGCTTTCTTGCGCGGCTCTGCCTCATGACATCATCGTGCGGGGGCATTGGCGCAGGCAGGCGCACGGTAAGGCAAGACTGCTGCGCCGGGTCATCTGGATCGAGCCGCACCTTCGCAATGCCAGCGACAGCGGCGTCGTGCCGGGCCATGATTACGAACACGACCGCTGACCGAGGAATCCCGTGGACCATGACAATCGCAGGCGCCTGACCGTCCTGCTTGGAGAGATGACAGTCGAGTGGGAGAGGTGGTACGCAGAGCACTGCCGAACGCACCCCGAGGACTGGTCCGCCGACAGGCTCGATTCTCTGTTCCAGCGGCTCAAAGAGACGATGGCTGCGCGGTAGATAGCCCGCGGCGTGGACTTGGGCCCTTGGATTCCGTAAGGTTCGAGAATGCCCAGAATCGCCAGGATCGCGCTTGTCATGCTTCTTTGCCTGCCCAGCGTGGTGGCAGGCTACTTGTTCGCGCTCTTTGTCAGGGCTGCCTGGGGCAAGTCCCTGACCATCAGCGACGGCGTCGCGATTGTGCGCCTCGACGAGAATAGCTGGCCTGTCAGGACCTGGTGGAAGCACTGGTCCGGCTTCTCGATGGGCTACGGCGTGATGCTCTCTCCCACGGCGGGAGAGATGACGCTGATGCACGAGCTTGAGCACACCACCCAGGCGAGGGCCGGCTCAATCGCGGCCATCCCGGCTGCTGTGGCGCTCTGCTTTTCTGCTCACTGGTCGATCGGGCTGCTGCTTGTGCTGTTGCAGCCCCTGCTGAACTACTCGGGGGCGTCGCTTGTGGCGTGGATCTTTGGAGGGGCGCCGTACCTCGACAATCACTTCGAGCGGGCCGCCAGGGACGCGGTCGAGATGCAAGAAGTGAGAGAGCAGTGGGCTCGGAAGGCGGGGTGAGCGCCCGTCGCCGTCAGGTCCTGAGCGGATGCTTCATCGACTGCTGTTCGACGGCTTGCTTGGCCTCTTCCAGGCTGTCGTACTCTTCGCTCCACGTGGTTTCCTGATTGTCATCGGAGTAGCCGCCGGCCCAGATGTAAGCGAGCCAGCGGCGGTCATTGCCGCGGACCACTTCGCCGAGCGAGACCCTCTTCTCTCCTTCGACGTCGTGCCCAAAGAAGTGCTCTCCCCCGGACGACCGCCAGGCTCCCCTGGGCATGCGAGCGGCCTGTGGAGTCTTGCCGATCGCCGCAGAGATCTGCGTCATCGCGCTGCCCTG